TCTGCTAGATATCCCAGGACAAGAGTCGGCGGTTGTGCCGGCAGCGGGCAATCCGGAGTCCGTGACAGAGAACGTCACGGTCGAACCGGCCGTTGACGTAACCAGCTCTGCCGCAGCACCGCCGACGCCTCCGGTTGAGGTTGCGGTTGATGCTCCGGAGCCAACCGGTTTCATGGCAAAGCTCAAGACGCAGCTCGCCGCCGTGATCGCATTCGTTGGCGGCGGGACCGGTTTGAAGGAATGGTTCGGCGTTCAGCTCTCACCTGAAACGGTCGATCTGCTCAAGATCTTGTTGCCGACAGTCCTTGGCCTTGGTTTTCTGGGCTTTCTGGTGTGGTTCGTGTCCGAGAAAGTGATCGGCTATAAGACGCTAAAACTCAAGGCCGAATACGCCACAGATCCCGAGCGGCCGTCGCTCAGGATAGATCCGAAATAGTTATGGAGTTTACGCAATATATCTCGCCGACGATCCTTGCGATGGCCGTTTCGGCTATCGTCGGTTTGATCGTAAAGGCAGTCCAGCTGCAGGGCAAGGTGGATAAGCAAGCTGAGGGAATCGCCGAGTTAAACAAGGCGGCGGCTAAGTTCGAGGCTCACATTACGAACGCCGAGATCCATTTCAATCGACGGCTCGCCGATGAAGTTGAAAAGAGGCAGGACGATCGCATGAAACGCATGGAAGGCGACCTGCACGAGATCAAGGATCTGGTTAAGGAAATAGCAAAGCGATGACGATCAAAGAAGGCATTAAGGATCTGTTTGACGATCTAACGATGACGCAGCGAATTGTTGGCGGTGCCGTGATCGTGGTCATTATTGCGGTGGCGATATCGGGCGGTTCGTTGATATCGCATTTCAGGATCAAAGGTTTGGAGAAAAAGGTCGCTGACTCCAAGGCTGCAGCGGACATCGCCGAGTGGCGAGCTGCCGAGGCAGAAAACGAAGCGGCCAGGTATGGGGCGAAGATCGAGTTTCTCGAAAAGAACCTCTCGGAAATTCAAATATTAGCGAGGAAACAAGATGAAGAACTGGAAAAGTTTAGCAATGTTCTTGTCGATGCTCGTGCTGACCGTGAGCGTGCAAGTCGCGTTCGGTCAATTGCCAGCACCGCCGACGAACTATGTAAGCGTCTCGGAGAAACCGGACGGCCTTGTCAGTAAAGCGAACGTAGTCGGTGATCAGCTGTCGGTAGCATTTAGGATCTCCGAAGTGAGACCTGAAAGCTCCGGTGGCGGCTACGCGACGAACGAGGTTACTAACACTGAGCAAGCTGAGGCTCGCGAACTGATCAGTAAACCACAGCCGACACCGACGCCGCCGAGTGTTCCACCTGAACGAACGGTTACGCAAGGATTGATCGACGCATGTGCTGCGACTGTAAACGATCTCGAAAAATCACGGGCATATATCGCCGCACTCGAGACCGAGAACAAGCTGATACGCGAAAGACTGGACACGGAGAAACGGACGGCGGCAACGCTGTCCGAATTGAACGAAACCCGGAGGGCCGAAACATCGGCCCTTCGGGGCGTAGTGGAAGCCAAGAATGAGGCTCTCGCTGCAAAGAACGAAGTGATCGCGAACCAGGAAAAACTGATCGCGGAGCTGAAAAAGAAAAAGACATCGATCTGGAGACGGATCGGCGACGTGGCGTTGGGCGTGGCGATCATCGCAGTGCTTCGCTAGTTACGAGAAAAACATGGCAGCTCGAAAATTCCATCCGGACGAATTGAAGGACGCGTTCAGGCTGTATATCGATCACAGCGGCGAGCGGTTCGATCTGATCGAGGCTGAGATGCATCGGCTCGGCTGGAGTTCGTTCCGAAAGGAATGCCTCAAAAGCAAAGGTTTTGGAAAGAATCGACGCGAAGGGTTGATCGAGAGGCACGGATGGGAATCTGCTCTCAAGATCCACTGTGCAACCGCGGGCACGCTCGCAGCGACGTCGGCAGAATCGCTGCTCGGCGAAGTCGAAGAGATCCGCAAGCTGATCTACCTTGAGCTGCAGGCCAAGGGCGTGATCACTGCCGGAAAGGATCTCGTCTATCAGCATGACAAGTATGTCCAGCGTTCGACCGAGATCATGGCGAAGCTCGCAAACGCGACCGACAACTACGGCAACTTTGTTAAGTTCCTGCAGCATTTGCTCAAAGGAGCGACCTTGATATCGCCAAGCCTGGCACGCGAGCTCTGCGATGCTGAGGATGCATTGCTCGATTGGGCTGAGAAGAATTTTGCGGTCGATACGAGCAACCCAGCGGACGCATGAAGCAAGCCACGAAACAAGATCATCGACAAGCTGCGCGAGCTGCTATTAGCCGAACTCGGAAGAGTCTCGGCTATGACGCTTTGGGCTTTCCCGAATGGCTGCCGACTGTGACGCCGAATTGGACTTGGGATTGGCCGCATCAGAAATATCTTTACGAGCGGCTGGATCTGGTGACTCGCGGCGTGTCGAAACGGCTGATGATCTTTATGCCGCCGAGGCATGCGAAGTCCGAGACCGTGACGGTGCGCTACGGTGCGTTTCGGCTCGAACAGAATCCTAAGCTCAATATCATCCTCGGTTGTTACAACCAAAAGCTTGCCAATCGGTTCTCGCGCAAGACGCTGCGGATCGCACGCGATCGAATGTCGCTATCGACGGACCGCAAGGCTGTCGAGGAATGGGAAACCGCGATCGGCGGCGGCTTTCGTGCCGTTGGCGTCGGCGGTGGTATCACCGGCTTTGGTGCGGACCTGATCCTCGTTGACGATCCGGTCAAGAATCGCGAGGAAGCCGAATCGGAGACTTATCGCGAGAAATGCTGGGAATGGTTCAATGATGATCTTTACACGCGTCTTGAGCCGGGCGGTGCGATCGTGCTGATCATGACGCGATGGCACGATGACGATCTGGCCGGGCGTCTGCTCGCGGAAATGGCGAATGGCGGCGAACAGTGGGACGTCGTAAGTTTGCCGGCGATCGCAGAGGACGATGATCCGATCGGGCGTCGGCCCGGGCAAGCATTGTGCCCGTCGAGATACGACGAGACGCGGCTGCTCGCACTCAAACAGCAACTCGGCTCGTATTCGTTCGCGGCGTTGTTTCAGCAGCGGCCGACTCCGCTCGAGGGCGGTTTATTCAAGCGAGACTGGTTCGGCAAAGACAAGATCATCGACCGGGCACCGGAAGGTTTGAAATGGGCGAGAGGCTACGATCTGGCAGTTTCGCAAAAGACGTCTGCCGATTACACGGCGAGCTTTCGTTGTGCATTTACCAAGGACGGCGATCTGATCATTGACGGCGGCTATCGAAAGCGTGTCGAGTTTCCCGAGCAGCTGCGTTATGTCGTCAGCCGAATGGTCGATGAAAAACGCACGCGGCATGGCGTGGAAAAAGCTTTGCATGGCGAGGCTCTCGTTCAGAGCCTTCGTCGCATTCCTGCGGTCCGCGGTATTCCGCTGAAATCGGTTCGGGTCGATACCGACAAATTCACACGAGCTCTGGGATGGGCAAACCTGGCCGAAGCCGGAAAGGTTTATCTGACTCGCGGGAATTGGAATGATGATTTTCTCGACGAGGTCTGCAGATTCACCGGCAAGGGCGACAAACATGATGACCAAGTCGATGCAGTGAGCCTGGCGGTGTCGATGCTCGTCAAGAAAAAGGCTCAATTGTTCGGATTCTAATAGCGAGCCTCTGTTGTTCGTCGATGGCTGAGACGCCCTAGCTTGGGTTCGAAGGTGTTTGGAACGATTTGGAACGGGGTAATTTGGCCGCGAACGCCAATTTGATGTAAGACAATGACGACTCAGAACGTAAATAAAGACATCGCTCACGCATTGAAGGTTTTCAAGGAGAAGATCTCGGCGGTCGAGACTGCTTGGAATTATTACAACGGCAAGCATGATCTGCGGTTTGCGAGTGATCGATTTATCAATGCCTTTGGCAAGCTGTTCTCGACGTTCTCACTTAATGTTTGCCCTGCCGTTTGTGATGCGTTGCGTGACAAGCTCGTCGTTGACGAATTCCGGATCGAGGCTGGCTCGTCAGATTCGCTGCGAGAGGACGCCTGGAAGATCTGGCAATCGAACCGAATGGAGATCCGTTCGGGTGAAGTTCATAAGGAAGCTGCGATCGCCGGCGATGCTTACGTGATCGTGTGGCCAGACTCGACCGGCAAGGTGACGATCTATCCGCAGCGTTCGTCAAGCTGCATCGTCGTTTACGATGACGAGACGCCGGGCAAGATATCGTGGGCGGCGAAACTGTGGCTATCGACCGAGACAAAGCGTTTTCGGCTGAACCTGTATTATCCGGACCGCATCGAGCGTTACGTTTCCAAAAAAGAAAAGAACCAGCAAGGCACTATCCCGGACGCGAAAGGGTTCGAAGAATTCGAAAAACCGATCCCGAATCCTTATGACGTTGTTCCGGTTTTTCATTTTGCGAACAACGGCTCGATCGGCGGCGACGGCTGCTCGGAGCTGCGAGACGCTCGACCGCTGCAGGACGCGTTGAATAAATCTGTGCTCGATATGCTGGTGACGATGGAGTTTCAGGCGTATCGGCAGCGTTGGGCGTCCGGCATCGAGATCAACTACGACAGTGACGGCAAACCGGTCGCTCCGTTCGAGGCCGGGATCACGAGTCTTTGGGTGACTGAGACCGAGGGGGCGAAGTTTGGCGATTTTGCTTCAACCGACCTCAAACAGTTTTTGGAAGTGCAGGACGCGTTCAAGGTCAACGTCGCGATCGTGACCGGCACGCCGATCTATTTCTTCATTCAGTCCGGTGCGAATTTCCCGAGCGGTGAATCGCTCAAGAAAGCCGAGACGCGATTTATCAACAAGGTCATCGATCGGCAGAAAGTGTTTGGTGCGGCTTGGGCTGACGTGATGGCGTTCGCACTGCTGATCGAGAACAAAGGCAAGGATCTGCAGATCTTTACCGAGTGGCAAGATCCTGCTCCGCTGACGGAGAAAGAGAACCTCGAGAATCTGCTGATCAAAGCGGACCTGAATGTTTCCGAAACGCAGCTGCTCACCGAAGCCGGCTACGGCGAAGAGGACATCAAGAAGATGCTCGAGGAAAACGCCGCCAAGGCTCAGGCTGCGGTCGATCGGTTCAATGCCGGTGAGGGCATTGGTGACGAGGGACAAGGGACAAGTGACGAGTAAGAGTGTCTGCATTTGATGAAATTCTCAAACGCCATCGCAAGCGAATTATCGAACGCGAATCGGCTACGTTTGCCGAACTGCTGAGCGAATACAGCGTCCTCCAAAAGACACTGGCTCGGCAGCTCGCGGAGATCCGCAAACTCATAAAAGAAAAACGAGACTCGGGCGAGCCGATCGGGCCTTCGTGGGTTTATCGCGAACGTCGTCTCAAGGCACTTATTGACCAGGTCAAAACTGAGATCGAGCGGTTCGGCGGTACGGTCGCGAGAGTGACGACGCGTGAGCAGCGTGCGGCTGTCGAGATCGCGGCTGATCATGTTCTTGAAACTGTGTCGGCGATCGCTAATGACAAGTCGGCGGGCATCGGTTCGATGCTGCCGCGGCGTTCGATCGAGACGGCGATCGGTGCGATGGGCGATGGTTCGCCGATCCTTGAGTATTGGAACAAGAATCTGGCTCCGGCCGTCGTTGAGAAACTCCGATCGGAGATCATCAATGCGGTCGCGACCGGAATGTCGACGGATGTGCTGGCACGGCGAATGATGGCGGCCGGCGACATTACCAGGACCCGAGCCTTGATGTATGCGCGGACCGAAGTCAATCGCATTCGTCGCGAAGCTACGCGGTCGATCTATCAGGACAATTCGGACGTTATCACCGGCTGGGAATGGGTTGCGGCTAAGAGTCCGCGAACTTGCCCGGCGTGTCTTTCGCTCGACGGCACGGTGTACGAGCTGAACCAACCTTTCCCTCAGCACATCAATTGCCGCTGCACGATGATCCCAGTCATCGACGGCGTCAAGCGGCCAAAGCGAACTCTGGGCAGCGAATGGTTCGAGCAGCAGCCGGACGATGTAAAGGAACAGATCGTCGGCAAAGAAGCGTTTGCCGCGATGAAGCGTGGCGAGATCGGGATCAAGGATCTTGTTGGATGGGCGACGAGTAAGGAATTTGGAAAGCGTGTTTATACCAAGTCGCTGACAAAAGTGCTTGCAGGAAAATAGTTTTCGGAGTAGAATTCGAATCTCAAATCAAGATCAGAAAACAGGAGAGCGGAAATGTTCTCCCTTTTTTGTGCCGAAAATCTTCCATTTCATCCGAATTATCTAAATCATCCATTCCTCCCAAAACACCAGTGAACGCGGCTTTTGGCGTTGCTAATCTCGGTGTGTATGGCAAAGTCCGCTGAACAGATCGCGAAGGAAGCCGCCGAGAAAAAGGCCGCTGATGAAAAGAAAGCTGCAGATGATGCGGCTGCCGCCGAAGCTGCAAAGAAAGCTGCTGAGGGCGAAGGCGATGATGACGGCGACAAGAAAAAGCCGAAGACATTCACCGAGGCCGAGGTAAAGGCCCGTGAAAAGGCTGCCGCTGAAAAGGCCGCTGCTGAGGCGAAGAAAAAGTTTGAGGAAGACAAGGATCTGTCCGAGCTCGAGCGAATGAAAAAGGAGAACGAAGAGCTCCGTAATGCGAACCGGCTGCGTGACGCCAAAGATTCGTTCCTCGAAGCGATCAAGGACGCGAAGAATCCGGACCTGCTCTGGAGGGCTGCGAAAGGTGATCTCGAATTTGCTGATGACGGCAAGATCAAGAACCTCGATTCGCTCGTGAAAAGTTTGAAAGACGACTATGCCGATCAGTTCGGTATCGAAAAGCCGAGCGACGACATAGACGCCGGCAAGGGCAAGGGGCCCGGGACGAAGTTGACCGAAGACGCGATCAAGAAGATGACGCCGGAAGAGATCAACGAGAACTGGGAAGACGTTTCGAAAGTGTTGGCAGCTAAATAGCCCGGCACGATCTACCGGAAAGGCCGGTACTGACAGAACACTATGTTGAATTTTATACCTACCATTTGGGTCGCTCGGCTCTTGGCTGCACTGCAGAAGAGCCTCGTTTACGGTCAGACCGGTATCGTCAATCGCGAATACGAAGGCGAGATCAAACAGGCCGGCGATTCGGTTAAGATCGGTTCGATCGGTGAGATCACGGTCGGTGACTACACCAAGGACACCGATATGACGGTGCAGACGCTGGATGATGCTGAGCAGATGCTCAATATCACGCAGTCGAAGTATTTCAACTTCATCGTTGATGCGATCGACAAGGCTCAGCAGAACGTCAACACGATGGACGAGGCGATGCGTCGTGCGGCCTACAGGCTCAAGGATATCGCGGACCAGTTCATCGCCGGGCATTATCTCTACGCTCCGACAGATACCGGTATCGGCGACGACTCGACTCCGATCGCGGGCCTTGCTGCTAATGCGGCTTACGAGCTGCTCGTCAATCTCAAGGTCAAGCTCGATGAGCGTGACATTCCGACTGACGGCCGCTTCGTGATCATCCCGCCTTTCCTCGAAGGAGCATTGCTCAAAGACAGCCGTTTCGTCTCTGCCGGTACTGCAGCTACTGATCAGCGGTTGGTCAATGGCCGCGTTGGCCGGGCTGCAGGTTTCGACGTGCTGCTTTCGAACAACGTGCCAAATACTTCGTCAACGAAGTACAAGGTCATTGCGGGCCATCCTATGGGATTCTCGTTCGCTGAGCAGATCGTGGACATTCAGACCTACAAGCCTGAGAAGCGATTCGGCGACGGCGTCAAGGGCCTGCACGTTTATGGCGGCAAGCTGGTTCGTCCGCAAGCGTGGGCGGTGGCGACGGTCAATAACGCGGCCAGCTAGTTAGTAGCCGGTAGTCAGTAGTTAGTATTACGAACCGGAGGAAGGCCGGTATAAGGGACGGTCGCCAGGATCGGGACCGTCCCACCTTAACCACTAGGTTGTTATGGCAAATCCATCTGAAATCACAATTACAGAGTGTACGGCGAACGGCGTGATCAATCAGCCTGCAGTCGTCACACTCGACACGGCCGGCACGGTGCCGATCAATCTCGGCGGCAAAGGTTTTGACAGAGTCATTATCGAGGCCATCAACACTGACGATGCGGCGGCTACGCTGACATTCGTCGCCGGCGATAATCCTCCGGCATTGCAGTCCAAGGCTCTTGCAGTTTCGCTCGCAGCCTCGGGCACAGCGACAGACAAGCGGATCATCGGTCCGTTCTCATCGTCGCAGTTCGCACAGAATGGCTCGGACGCCGGCGAGATGCATGTCACGCTCGCGGGCGGTGCAAGCCCAACAGTGACGCTCCGCGTCTACAGGCTGCCGAAGTTCGTATAGCCGAATCGATAAGCGATCAAAGTTCGAGGGGGCTGATCTGAGACAGGTCCGCTCCCTTTTTTAGAAAGACGACAAAGGAGGCCGATATGGCAAAGGTTTTGAGATACACAAGCGGCGGTAGGACGTTCGACATGAACGAAGGCTCGGCCGCTCACAAGTTGGCAGCTGCAGACGGGCAGTTTGAGTTCGTCGGCGAGGTCCTGGAAGACGGCACGATCGCTGTCGAGACAGTTAAGGCAGTCGAGACGGTCTCGGAAGTCGATGAAGTTGTCGATCTGTCGAAGCTGAATCGTGACGGTTTGATCGCACGAGCTGCGGAGGTCGGTGTTGTGATCGACGCGGCTGACAAGGCCCAGACGAAAGCGGTGATCATTAAAGCGATCGAGGCGAAGCTCGCGGAGACCCCGGCTGAATAGTTAAAACATGGCGACGCGCACTATCAATATTTCGCTTCTCGAGGATGTGCCGCAGCTTCGTAGCCTGCGGTTCACTCCGCGTTTGGCGTCTGTTGATGGTGACGTGCTGCTGCAGCGGCCTTTTGTTGTCGACACTGACGAAGACGGCGTGGCGACGATCGATCTGCCGGTGAAGGCGTCCGGTTCGCTGCGTTATGACTATGAGATCCCGAAATACAGCGGCGTCTCAAAAGGACATTTCTTTCTCTCTGCCGGTTCGGCGATCGACCTAGACGATCTGATCGCAGCCGGTGGCGTGGCGACGGATAGCGTTATTGAGTATATCGAGGAACGGTTGGAGGAGGTCGAAACCGAGCCAACTGGCCCTGCTGGGGGTGTGCTTGCCGGAACTTATCCTAATCCATCGTTTGCCGTTGATATGGCAACTCAGGCTGAGTTGAATAGCCATGCGGCTAGTGCTGATCACGACGGTCGATATTACACCGAGGGCGAGGTTGATACTTTACTAGCGTCGAAGGCGGCCTTGGCTAGTCCGGCGTTTACGGGCAATGCTACGGCACCGACTCAGACGGCTGGGAATAATTCGACGCGGTTGGCAACGACGGCGTTTGTGGCGACGGCGGTTGCGGCTATCTCGGCTTCGGTGGATCCGGGCACGACGCCCACGAATGGGACAGAGGGCAGTATCTTCTTCGCCGGATCAGATGAAAAGGTAGCTGAGGATAATACAAATTTCCGATGGGATTTCACGAACAAACGCCTTGTTCTTGGGCCGACTGCTCGGATACAAATTTCGTCAACGCACTACATCGAGTTTAATTCCGCAACTGGGACGCTCTTGTTGTTCGCAAACAACGGAAACCAGAACTATATTCAGCTCGGGCCGGTAACGACAACGCTTTCTGGGTACATCATTGACTCCTATATCGCGGGCACGGGCAATGTAACGAAGGCGAACGAAACCAGCTTCTACGCAAATGCGGTTTCAGCAGCCCGGGTGCCTCTCACCTCACAACTAGCAGCCGCTCAGACCGCTGACGCCTTTCAGGTCAAGTCGAGCGGTGGCTCGACTTTAATGGCGATACTTGCGGGCGGCGGTGTGCAGCCTGCTTCGATGGCCGATGGCTCGGCTCCGAACAACTCTATTTACTATTCGACAACCGCTTCTAAGCTCGTGTTTAAGGATGCTGGCGGAGCTGTTAATGCACTTTACTAGGAGAATTTAATGTCACTCAAGAAAGCAATTGTTACTTTCACCAGCGAGAACGGCGACGTGCTGACTCGGCATATCGGTATTCGTGCTGTTGTGTTCAATTACGAAGAGGCACGGCTCGAAGTCCATTTTTCAGCGTGGCCATCAGAAGAGGCTCGTGCTGCCGGTGCCAAGCCGAACTACATGCAGCAAAACATTCCGATCGATCTAACTGACCAAACCGATGGTCAGATGATCGTCCAGATGTCCGGCGTGATCTGGGAAAAGATCGTCTCGCAACCGTTCATAACCGACTTTTCGGAACTAGACGCAAACGGCAAAATGGTCGCCTCGCAAAGGACATTAACCCAACTCGGTGCCGAGATCATCGACGTAACCGAGGATGTAATGAAAGCAGCGGTGAAAGCGAAGAAATAGATGCCGATCGACGAGACAATTTTGGACCGTGTTAAGCGTCTTGCGGCGTGGGATAAGGAGCCGACGATTACTGAGGACGATCTGGAGGCTGTGATCGAGCAGTATCAGGTCATCGACGCTAACGGTGTGCTGCCGACTGAGGATGATTACGAGCCGACGTACAACATCAACCTCGCGATCGCAGAGTGTTGGGACATCAAAGCCGGGCGTGCGACCGAGCTGATCTCGACGGACCTTGACGGCGACAGAATGTCAGCTGATCAGATCTACGAGCACTGCGTGCAGATGGCGAAAAAGTATCGCAAGCGCACATCGGTTTCCGTGCGGATCCCAACTGAGGTCAGCAACCAGCAATCGACCGAAAGCGACTGGTGCGAATGATAAATGGGCGTAAACGAAAATCTCAGAGTCGCAGCCATGAACCGCCATCGCAAACGTGTTTTCGGCGATGCGGAATTAACGATCTTTGAAACTTCGCCGGTTGACGGCGAAACGAGCCTCGACGACGTAAGCACGGACTGGTTCGGACATCGAGTAAATCGTTCGACGGACGGTGTTCTGGTCAATGCCGCGAGCGAATGGCAGTTTCAGGTGGTCGCTGCCGACGATTGGGAATCGAGCCAGGCAGACTATCTGAAAGCGACGGTCCTGACGGTAGGTTCCGGAGACGTCACTCGTCGCTGGAAAGTTACCAAGGTTGAAAAGCCTTTGCCGGGATCACTGGTCTGGAAGTTTAAGGCACAAGAGCAGAAATGACGGCGATATCGGTAACAGTCAAAGACAAGACGCCGGAGCTGATGCAAAAGGTCGAGGCTGCTCTCGGGCGGTTTGTGCGAAAAGGCACCGCCTACATCGAAGGCGAATTGAAAACGTCGATGGCCGAGCCGAAATCGGGCCGTCGATACAAGCGAGGCAAGGACAAGGTCCATATCGCATCTGCTCCGGGCGAATCGCCGGCAGTGGATTCGAGTGACATGACGAACTCGTTCGAGATGCTCTTTCCTTCGATGCTCGAGGGAAAGGTTGGAACGCCAGCCGAGTATGCGTTGCTTCTCGAAGAGGGCACCGATCGCATGGATCCACGGCCGTTGTGGGAAAAGACGGCACAGGAAAGCCTGCCGACGCTGGAGAATTTACTAAGGGCTGAGCTGCAGACGGCTCAATGAGAAAAGGAGTGAAACGAGAAGAATGGCGGCGAAACAACATGTGTACACGCAAACGAGCTTTTTCAACGAAGCTCTACGCGGAGCAGTATCGCGATAACTATCTCGAAGACGATTCACTGACTGTTTATAAATGCCGCTTTTGTGGCGAGTTTCACTTAGGACACGAAGATGCCAGCAGATCTGGACAAAGACATAAGAACGGCGATCGCCGGTCTAATAACCACGGCGTCGGAGTCTGAGAAGGTCTATCCTTTCAACGCTCTGAGCCGTGATATTACCGACTGGCCCGGCTTGTTTCGTGATAATGAAGGCGTGCATGGCTGGGTTGTTCGGAGAGTGGCCGTTAAGGCCGAACGCAAGAATACTCAGATCGATCGAAAGACTTGGATGTATGAGATCTGGGGATTCTATAGCTTTCGATCGGGCAAGATCGGCGACAACTCGGACGATGAATTTGCCGAGATCTGCGATGCCGTTTACGCGGCGATCCAGGCAAGCCCGAGATTAGGTTTTGACAACTACGTAGAGCGGCACGACCTGCTGCAGATCTACAACATGACGACTCTGGACTGCGGCGAAGAGACGCTGCACTTTTGCCAAGCACGGCTCGCTGTGCATCTCTGCTGCTGAGGATAATTATGAGAATTGACGACGCCAAACATTGGATATCGAAGACGGTCGAATCGACCTATAACACGGCAGAAGCGACCGGAAGCAACTATGAGCAAGTTGGCACCGAGAAGCATTACTTCTATTTGCCAAAGCTCGAAAAACGCTCGGACGCGAACAAATCGGGCCACACGGCACCGACGCATCTTTGCAACCACTATTGGGTGCCCGGACAGATCGGTTTCGGCGATGATGCCGAGACGGCCGTTCCCGGACGCCTATTCCGTCGAGCTCTCGGCGGCTCGGTGACAAACACCACGGTCGATACGGGCGTTTATGATCACACCTTCGCAATTCTGCCTCCGCAGACGGGTTCGATCTTGCCTTCGTTCGGCGTGGCCGAGCTGCTTGATACCGCGAGCTTCTTGCTGCACGGCTGTATGGTCGAGCGGTTCAAGGTCTCGCAGCAGGGCGATGCCCGTGCTCAGTATGAATGCGACATCGTCAACAGCGGTAAATTCACTACACCGCACGGCCTGTCGTCTTTGCCCGAGCTTGCGGCGGCGGCGTGTATGGACGCGTTTCGAACCGAGGTCACGTATCTCGACAGCGACGGTTCGACGACGGTCAATCTCGGCACGCTGGGAACGATCATCGAATGGATGGTCGAGCACAAGAACAACATCAAGACGAACAAACGTCGTATCGGCGACACGGTCCAAACGCCTTCGTCAGCCGGTTCGGGTGCCCACGTTCGTCGTATGCCGCGTGGCAAATATGAGACTTCGATCTCGATGGTGATCGATTTCCTTAGCAACGCTTACTGGCTGAAATCGACGCTCAATGAGGTGATGACCAACCTTAAATTCACCATCAAGGGCCCACTCATCGACGCGACCTATCGTCATGAATTCGAGATCATCGTGCCGAAATTCGCGTTCGAGGTTGTAGATCCTGCCGACGATGACGGCGATGCAGCAACGACGCTCAACGTCATCGCTCTCGAGGATCCTACAAGCCTAGGAACGATCACGGGTCGCATTCGCAACGCGACGGCGACTTTGGTTTAGAAAGTAGTTGGTAGTCAGTAGTTAGTAGGTGAATCTTATGGCAAATGCAAAAGAAGACGTGCCTGTAGAGATCTTGCCGGGCACGCAAGAGTGGAAAACGCGAGAGTTTCTCGCACGAGAAGCGGCTGAGTACGAAGCCCGTACCGGCCAAAAAGTGACATGGGAGCCTGATCATCCGCTGGTCAGCACTCCGCTCGAAACGGTGCCGGTCGATCGTTCGACAATGACGATTAAAGTTCTCAAGGAAGAGGCCAAGACCCTCGGCGTCGATGTCACCAACTTGAAGAAGAAAGCAGACATTATCGCTGCGATCGAAGCGAAGCTATCGGAGACTGCCGACTCTGATATCGACGAAGATCCTGAATCGGCAGGAGGAGAAAGTGAATAGTGGAAGATCCTAATTTGGAGATCAATCAAACTCAGCCGGGCGGCAGTGCCGCACCGGCTTCTTTGCCTGTTTCGGGCTACAAGCTGGACTGGGCCGATGCCGAGATCAAGCTCGGAAAAGGACGTTTTGTGCATACCCTGCGTCGTCCGGACGCGGAGTTGCTGATCGCTCGTGACGGCGAGATCAAGAGCGAGATACCGATCGGGACGGATGGTTCGTATGCCCTGCCGGACACGACCGAAATCGAGGAGATCGATGCACGGTATCACGACAAACTCTTGATCCAGGCGACCGGATACGCGGGCGATATTCCTGCACGTCACAAGGCGGCGGCATTTAACGGCCTGTACCGACGCGAGGCTGATATCGAGGACGATGTTGACCTTTTTGCCGAGACGATCACAGTGACCGAGGAGATCGGTAGCGGCGACGAGCCGGACTTTGTTGTTCGTCACGTCATGCGGCAGCCGAGCGAATCGGAGCTGCGTAAGTTTCGCCAGCGTTCGAATGGCGGCTATATGAAGCCTGGCAAACGCGGCAAACAGAAATTCGTGCCCAATTCGACGCTGCGTCTGGCGATCCAATATTACGATCTGTGGCTGGTCAGCATCGACGGTGCCCATGTCTCGGGCAAAACGTACACCGAAGATCTCAGGGCCGAATTTCTGCATAACGTAGATCCGCTGGTCAAAAAGATGATCGTAACGACGCTGGTCAGCGAACTGTCGAGCAGCGTATTGGACTGACCGAAGCTCTTGCTGATCATGTTTGTGCTCGTCTGGACGCGATCAATCTCAATGACGGCAAGAGCTGTCCGGGCGAGGACAAATGCGGTGATCCCGAATCGGCTGACAAAGGGCCGCTTTGGAAAAAGAATGGAGAAACCGACGAGATCTGTAAAGGCTGCCCTCTCGTCGGTTCAAAACCTGAGAACACGCCGGAGGAAATCATTGGGTTGCTATCGGTCGCATCCCATTTGACCAGGATCAGAGAATCGGGCGGTCGATTTACATATCCGGACGGCTTGACCGTCGTCGAATGGGAAGCTCTCGGTGCATTGCGCGACGGTCAGGATCGGGCCGCCAAGCTGAAAGAAGCGAGGGACAAGAAAAACCCAAAGAACAAGAGCTAGATGGCAGATCTGACCATATCCGTTGACATCGACGCGAGAGGTACTAAAAAAGGTGCTGACGAGGTGAAGTCTGCGATTCAAAGCATCCGTCAGTCGATCGCCGGGATTGATTTCGCATCACTCGGACAAAAGCTGGAGAATGCCGGTGCCATGATGTCGCAGTTTGGCGATAAGCTGCGGCAGATCGGTACTACGCTGACTGTGGCCGTTACTGCTCCGCTGGTCGGAGTCGCGACGGCCATTCTCAAGGCTGGCGGCGAATACGAAAAAGCTCTCAATATCTTTCAGGCCGTCACAAAGGCGACCGGCGAAGAAATGGACCGTGCCGCAAGGGTTGCAAAAGACCTCGGCGCGGACCTGTCTTTGCCGGCAACGTCGGCGAAGGACGCAGCTCTCGCGATGACCGAACTCGGAAAGGCAGGGCTCACTGCTTCTCAGGCGATGGACGCGGCGAAAGGCGTGCTGCAGCTCGCGGCCGCGGGCCAGCTCGACGCTGCCCGTGCAGCCGAGATCGCCGCAAATGCCCTGAACGCCTTTAACCTCGAAGCGAAAGAGACCGGTCGAATCGCCAATTTACTTGCCGCGGCAGCTAATGCTTCGTCAGCTGAGGTCGAGGATATTGCTCTTGCAATGCAGCAGGCCGGTTCGAGTTTTGCCACAGCCAGAATGCCGATCGAGGACATGGTCACAGCGATCTCGGCACTCGCCAATGCTGGTATCAAGGGATCAGACGCCGGAACCTCGCTCAAGACATTCATTCAGAGCCTCGCTGCACCTTCATCGAAGGCTGCAGAGACGATGACGGAGCTCGGAGTCGCCGTGTTTGACGCCTCGGGCAAGATGAAGCAAATGCCCGAGATCATCGGTCAGTTTCAGACTGCTTTGGCAGGACTGACCGACGAACAGCAGGCCGCGGCACTTTACAAGATCTTCGGATCGGACGCTATCCGTGCGGCACAGATACTATTCCGCGAAGGTACTGAAGGATTTGAAAAACTAAAGGAACAAGTGACTGCAGCTGGTGCTGCAGCCGAACTCGCAAACGCTCGCATGAAGGGCCTTGCCGGTGCATGGGCAGGTTTGAAATCGCAGCTCGAAACGGCTGGCATCGAGATCTACGAAGTGGTCAAAGCTCCACTGACGGAGTTTCTCCGTGATGTTTCCGCATTTGTCAGCCAGGCAACTCAGGCGTTTGGACAACTGTCGCCTGAAATGCAGAAAGCGATCATCGTCTTTACGGCTCTCGCGGCTGTGTTGGGCCCGGTTCTGATCGCGATCGGTGCAGTTGTTTCGGCGATCGGGACGCTGATCAGTGCGGCCGGTGCGATCGCTTCAGCTGTGGCTGCTGTCGGCGGTCTGGCTGCTGCAAGTGCGATCATCGCGGTGATCGTCGCCGGCATCGCTCAGCTCGGCATCGCGGCCGCTGCATTGTACGTGATCTGGCAGACGAATTTCGGCGGCATCAGAGATCTCACGCAGGTCGTCGCGGACGGTGTAAAGCAGCTTTGGTCCACAATGATGATCGAGCTGTCGAAGCTGACGCAGGAGATCCTTGCTGAGGTTCAAAAGTTCTGGGCTGAGAACAAAGACGCGATCATGGAGATCGTCAACAATCTCTCGACAGCATTCCGCGAGGTGTGGACGGCGTTAGTAACTTTCTGGCGTGAAAATCACGAGACGATCAAAACTGTCGCCAGTGAAATTTGGGAAGGGATCAAGATCGTAATTGTCGAGGCCGTTCGTGTTCTCGGCAGCGTTATCAAGCTTTTTCTATCGGTGCTAAACGGCGACTGGTCTAAGGCTTGGGAGGCCACCAAAGAGATCCTGTCGGCCGCAACGCGAGCGTGGATCGCCATTATCAATGGTGCCACAGCATTGACAGTCGGAGCCGTCAAACTTCTGCTACAGGCCGTTTGGAATCTCGCTGGATGGCTGTTCGAAGAGTCAGGCAAACTCGGTCTAAACATCGTCAAAGGGCTCGTCAACGGCATGATAACGTCGCCTAATTTGCTGGTGAACGCTGCTCGCTGGGTCGGTCAAAAAGTCATCGACACATTGAAGGATTCCCTTCGGACCGAATCGCCGTCAAGAGCCACCTACGAGATCGGTCAATTTGTCGCCGAAGGCCTGGCGAACGGTATCGAAAGTGGCACTCCTCAGGCCGCTAAAGCGGCTAACGAAATTGGCGGTTCGATCATTAGTGGACTCAAGAATATTTTCGGCGGCGACGTCGGCGGTTTTATCAACAACGCACTTGGAATTCTGACCGATAGCAGCCGAACTTGGGGCGACCGTCTCAGGGCCATTTTCAGCAGCGTAGCTGAGAATTTCAAGAAAATGATCACCGACATCAATCGCTCCGGTTCAATGGGCGGTTCGTCAGGCTCGGGCGGTGGTTTTGGCAGTCTTCTGAGCAGCCTGTTTACGCGAGCAGACGGCAAGTTCGGCGTTCCCGGTGACAAGACAGGCACGTTAGATTCGGCTGGCAACTTCATGGTTGACGGTCGATCTATATTCAAGAAATTCACCGGTGAGGGCGGTTTCTTTGGCAGCGAAGGCTTTGGGAACAACGTCGGTACTTACAATGCCATCGGCGGCGTTGCAAATATTGTTGGCGGTTTGATAGGTGGTCGCGTCGGCGGTTTTATATCTGGTGCCGGTAGTGGGCTTGCGATGGGAGCTTCGATCGGTACGATGATCATGCCGGGCATTGGTACGGCGATCGGAGCGGTTGTTGGTGCGATCGGTGGCGGTTTGCTGTCGTTGATCGGCGGCGATCCTAAGCGGAAGCGTGACAAGAATGAGAAGTTGCCGCAGCTGACGCAGGGCTTTACGGACAGCTTGGCTCAGCTGCGACAGTTGATCCAGGACGTGCGGACGCTGAGAGTTTCACCCGATTCGGCACTTGCCAGAGCGACGGAGCTGCGGGCGTCGATCGCGAGCGGTTTTGGCATTCAGTGGGAATCGAAGAAATACCGCAATTTGGCACAGCAGCAGATCACGCAGCGGCTCGCCGAGGCTGACGCCTTGATCGCGGAGCTTCGTAATGTCGCCGATGTTTCGCGAGCTGCCGGCGAACGCGAAAGACGGCTATTGCCCGAGTTTGCGGGCGGCGTGTATATGTCGCCGGCGTTCATGGCTTTTAGACGTCGAAACGGAATGATGGCGGGTGCTTGGACTGGTCGCGACGAAATACCGGCGATGATCGCAAAGCGTGAGATGGTACTCAATCCGTTTCAGCAGAGCGATATCAAACGTCGAGCTGGCTTTGATGTTTTCGCGGGTGCCAACATTCCGGGTTATGCAGGCGGCGTAGCGATGCCATCGTCATTCTCGCCGACACCAGCTCAAGCATTCAGATCAGAACCGATGAACCTCAATGTAACTGTCGTTGTCGAGCAAGATGCGGCGGGCATTTGGTACGCGACGGCTCAGAGCGATGCCGGCCAAAAGGTAATCGCGAATGTCGTCGAAAGGAAGTATTCCAATGACGAGATCAAGCTCAAAAGGAGAGGTGCATAATGGCTCGTGATACGACAGGCGGCATTGGTGACTATCTCGATCTCGCGAGTTGCGAGTCGCAGTCGACGCTGAGCCTTTATCTGGCTGATACATCGGTCATTCATATTGCGACTGAGGAGGTTTCAGTAGTTGCGACCTCGATCACGTACACCGATGATCTGCGAAAGATATCGGAGACAAAGCAGACGTTCGGATCGACGCCCGATCGGTGTATTGCGCAGATCCAGAATGTCGACAAGGTTTTTGGTGCATCGATCGAAAACGAGGATCTTGTGAACGCCGTTGCGGTTGTCGGCCGCTACTATTCGGACGGCACAAATCACCATTGGGAAGAGATGTTTCGAGGCGAGGCTTTCCCGATACTTTTGACAGAGTCAGAATGTCAGCTCGAAATTCTGCATGATCTCGTCGCTGCCGGTTTCTGCGTATCGGACTGGACACTCGCGGAAAACTGCCAAGTTCCGTTCAAAGGGCCTGTTTGTCGCTATTCGGGCATCGAGACCACCTGCAATAAGAAACGTCGATCGAAGCTCGGCTGCCTCGGCCGAGCGAACGAATTTGCGTTCGTCGGCATGGAGTTTCCCGATACTCAGGCGGCGTCGGCTCCGGAGGGCGACGACGGATCCGGTGGAGTTCATCAGAACTGCCCACACGTCGATGATTACGTGCTTGCTCGTGCTCATTGGACGCATCAGCCGAGACCGAAGCGGGTTGGTTCGCTCGTAATGAGCGATGAACTCTTCGATCCACTTGCTGGCGTATTTCGAACGATCAAAGAGCTTGTACGGGTCCTGAACGAACCGCTTTGGCGAGTGATAACACTGAACGGAGCAATCGGCTTATCGTCGCACTCGCATCCTATAATTCCGTACGCCGAGCATATAACCGGCGAAAAGGTTAAGGATACGTTCGCCGGCGATCCGATCCTTACATTCTCGTCGCTGCAGCTGCAGAGTTCGAAGTTATTTGAATCACAAGCACGGAACGAACGCGGCGACGTAATGCGGATCGAGCTGGACGAAGGCCATGTCTATTGCTGGAGCTCAAAGCCCGCGGGGCCGTATATTGTCTGTCATAACTCTATTTATAAGGATTATTGATCATGGGAATGGTGAATCACATGCGAAAAAAAGACGGTCAGAACTTGTTTCTGAACGTCGCTTATGGCCTGCACGTCGTGACCGGAACGCTCGCGAAATCGATCGTTTCAGGTTCGTCGCCGACGCATGTTATTAAGCTGCAGCAGATGCTCGGCCGCGGCGAATGGAACGCCTGCAAGGGCCTTTGGTGGAGCGGCGTCGAGGTTAAGCCTGACAAATACGAATTCTATCCCGGAGCCCTACAGACCGACATGAGCAATGTCGATGCTGATTTCGACACCGACACGCCGCATAGTGGCGTCGCCTGGATCAAAGCAGAGCTCGGTAGCGGCCTGGGCGAATTCAACACGGCCGGAACGCCGCCCGAGGGCTTGCGAGGCATATTTGAGACGACGATCTGCAAGGACTACGACACTAATGGCGATGTCATTGACACGCTCTATTCGACCAATCCGGCATTGCAGGTCGCAGATCTCGTGACACGCATCGGCGGGCGTCCGACGAGCCGCATCGACTGGGACTATTGGTGTAATTGGCGTGATTTCGTCGGCGACAATATCACTTACGACTACACAGCTCTCGGAATCGACGGCCACGGATTGACCGTTTCGCTATACAACGGAATGGCGTTCGACACGCTGATTTCGCAGAGGATCGATCCTGTGATCGAGTTCATCGCCGGCAGCGGTTCGCCCGGCATCGGCGTCGATACTGACGAATTCAGCTACCGAGCCGAGGGCAAGATAAAGGCGAATTACAGCCAAACATACACGTTCTACGTCACCCATGACGATGGGGCGAAACTGTGGGTCAACGGTTCGCTGATAATCGATCAATGGGGCACGATCGGCACGCATTCGGCGACGATCGCACTGACGGCCGGTACCTACGTTGATATCAAATTAGAGTGGTTTGACGACAGTTCGACCGCAGAATTAAGGCTGGAATGGGAATCGTCATCTCAAACAAAAGAGGTTATAAATCACCGCAATTTGTACCCGAAAACGGTTGATCGCCCACGTTACGAAACTCATCCATTCTTTGCCGGCCCGACGCGGCTCGATGATGCCGTCCGCACGATTTTGAGCCTGTGTAACTCGACCTTTCAAGAGGTCAATGGGAAGCTGAGATTCTTCTGTCTCGAGGACACGTCCGTATCGGCTTCGCTGACGAATGACAGCATCGTAGATGGTTCTATGAGCATCGTCCCGAGGGACGTTCGCAACCTCAGAAACTCTTGGCAGGCCAAGTTTCGCGACGTCGATTCTCAGTATATCGAAGAGCCGATCGACCCGATCCTGATCGAACGGCCCGAGCTGATAGAACTCGCCGGCCGCAAGATCGACGGCGAAGCGATCGAGTTATTTAATTGTAGCGTCCATCAGGCTTATCGCACTATGGATCATCTTGTGAAGAGGTTGGTCGACAGCAAATTCCAGATCTCATTTTCCGGGCTCGCTGACACCTGGCCGATACTCGCCGGCGACAGAATTGAGGTCCCGATCGAATTTAGAGACGAAGCCGGACGCGACTGTCTTGTGCTCGAATCGAACGATTTGTCAGCCGAGGAAACCGCCGACGAGCGTAGTTTTGTAGTTCAGGATTGGCCTGATTTCACTGTGTATTCGTAATTATGAGCGAGATCGAACAACTGATAACCAGAAGCGGCCTGCAGACGTGGCACAAATATGAAGCCGGAGTTTCAGGGCATCATATTATCTATGACTATTCGGGAAATAATCGGACTATTCAATGCTCGATCGGCAACGAGCCGGTACTCACTTCTAATGTCCTAAACGGTCAGCCTGGATGGTACTTTAACGGTTCGCGCACACCGCTTGCGTACACTGGCTCGTTCACCGCAAAGCATGTGTTCGTCGTCGCTTCCTATGCTGACGCAGTCTTTCCGACGTCGCCGGCCACAAACGACCATGCCGGGCTTCTGACAGGTCTCGACAGCACAAACACGGGCATCTTAGTAGGAAATCCAGCAACCACAAAGTTCTATAATTTCGGCCTCGGAGTGAACTATCGCCGTCGTGATGTGGCCTTTGCCGAATCCGACATGCAGGCCGCAATGAGCAATGCACATTCGATATTCGAGGCCTCAAACTCGACCGGCTGGGCTCTCGACGGCATTCAGGTCGGACAGGATCGCGAAGACACGGCACGCAAATGGAAGGGCTATTTCTTCGAACAACTGATCTACAACCGCGTCCTGAGCGACTCAGAGCGATTTGATATCTATGCTTATCTCGCGATGAAATTCCGGCTGTGGAAACGAACGGCCGCAGGTTTGAATGTCTTTCCGTTCCAACCGGAATGGTCAATGCCACTCGGCGTCAGTAAGAGAGCCCTAGCGTCAATATCTGTCAGCGGAGCGTTCAAGGGCCGCAGCAAAGGCACCAAGAAGATCGGCCTTGAGCCTCAGTTCGAAGATCGCATTCCCGAAGAATACGACACGGCCGTCGAATTCTGGGACCAGCACTATCCCGGAAGCTCATTCATATTCCGAGACGATTCGTATTCGCCCTCAAGAGACACCGAAATGCGTTTCATCTCAGACGTCACAGCCTCCGGCTTCGACTTCCGTGCCCGAGACTACACCTTCCAAGCCTTCGAGGTCTAAATCCAAGTTGTGATCTTTGAAAATTGAAAGAATTGAGGTCGAAAAGGCTGAATAAGTTTTGACACAATCAAAACGAAATTCCAAGCATTATCGTGTAACAGTAACCCAAAATATCGTGTTTGCCCGCAGCGTAAGTTGTTGAAAACAAACAACATCATCTGTTCCACTTTTGCGAAAAAGTGGAACGATCTAGAACAGATAACAAAGATCCGCGAACAGATA